AACAAATAAATTACCTGTAACGGTATCGTCTGTTTGAACATTTATCCAACCTTTTGTTCCATCTACATAAACTAATGTTATTGAATCTCCTTCAGTATCTAAAGTAGCATCTGAACATACACCTGCTATTTTAGATCCACCTCTACCAACTGTTACTGCATTTGAATCAAATGTATTTGCATAATCTTTTATAGCTACAACATCTCCAGCACTTGGTGATGAAGGAAGTGTAACTGTAATAGTTCCACCTGTTGTATTTACAAAATATCCTACTTTATCTGCTGCTGTAAAAGGAGAAGTCTTTGCTGTTGTACACCATAATACTGAAGAAGATGGTGTACCAAAACCTGTTTGTGATGCGCCTGATGCTAATGCAACAGTTTGACCTGAAGAACCAACTGTAATAGTTGATCCACATTTTTTGATGATATTAGAACCATCTGAAACTTTTTGTATGTTATCTACTTTAATTGTACTTGTCATAATTATTGAAATTTATATCTTATTATTACTATTCCCGATCCACCACTTCTATTAGCAACATCAGGATCAGTTTTTGCACCACCTGCTCCGCCACCTGTATTTGCTGTTCCTGTATTACCTGTTGCACTTGACCCAGCACCACCACCTCCTGAACCTCCTGCTCCAGCATTGTTTTGGGCACCTCCACCTCCACCTCCAGCAAAATATCTTACACTCGAAACTGGACCTGCTGTTCCATAACTTGGTGCGGCTGGACTTATAAATGAATCTGAAATAAATGAACCTACTCCTCCTACACCTCCATTACTTGGTTGTGTTCCTGCTGTTCCTACACCACCTGCACCTCCGCCACCACCACCTGCTTGTGGGGTATCACTTCCTCCTGGAGGTGAACCTGCACCACCATTATTACCTTGTGGTGGACTAACTCCTGGAGTATTACCTGAACCTCCTGCATTTGATGGAGGACTATCAGGATCACCACCTCCACCTCCTGAACCACCATTTAAACCTGTTGATGGACTATAAGATCCACCTCCACCACCACCTGTTGATGTTATTGTACTAAAAACTGAATTTGATCCAGGATTAGTAGCACTTGATCCATTAGGTCCTCCAGCACCTCCAGCACCAATAGTTATTGGATAACCTGTTGCTGTAACTGGCAAACCAGTTGGACTTACTAATGGTGACATTGTTGGTGCTGGCAAACTTAAACTATTAGATACTCTAAATCCACCGGCTCCACCTCCACCTCCACCACCACTTCCTGTTCCTGAACCTCCACCACCTGCTACAACTAAATAATCTACATTATTATTTGAAGGTGATCCTGAAAGAGAATTTACTGTAAAAGTCCCTGACCCTGTAAAAATGTGTGTTTTAAAATTACCACAAGTTACTGTTGCATTTCCACCGGATGCTGACATAAAAGTTTCACCTGTAACATTTGAAGTTGAATCTTGAACATTTTTCCAACCCTCGGTTGCATCTACATAAACAAAAGTTACTGATTGACCTTGTGTTTCTAAACTTGCATTAGCACATACTCCACCAATTTTAGAACCACCTCTTCCAATAGTTACTGCATTTGTTTGAAAAGTATTTGTGTAATCAGCAATAGAAATAATATCTCCTGCTGTTGGTGAGCTAGGAAGTGTGACTGTAATTGCTCCTCCTGAAGTGTTTACAAAATATCCATCACCACTAACAGCAGTGAAAGGACTTGTTTTAGCTGTTGTACACCAGTTAACAGTTCCTGTTCTACCGAAACCTGATTGAGTAGCTCCCGTTCCTAAAGTTACACTTTGGCCTGATGTTCCTAAAACTAAATTTGTACCAGGACCGCCAACTGTAACCGTTGAGCCACTTTGTTTATCAATTGTATCTACTTCTATTTTAGACAATGACTAATACTCCCGTTACTGTGATTGTGCCAGGTATAGTAATAGGTCCTGCGAGAACAGCGTTCTCAACAGTTTGCGTACCATCTATAGTGGCTGCTTGATTTTTTATAAATTCATCAGGAGAAGTCTGTCCTCCTATATATTGGATCCCATTTATTATTGCCGTCATAATCCTCCTTAAGAACTAATTGTATCAATATACGAAAGAACCACGTCCAAACTACTACTTGCACTTGAAACGGCTTCTAACGTATCACCACTAGCTAAAACAATTTTAGCGCCACCTTGAATTAATTCAATAGCGCTGTTTGGTGGAACACTAACTCCTTTTGCTAAAAAGTAATCAGCTCCGCCTTTTGCAATTTTAACGTCAATTGCAATTGTTGAAGTTGTAATATTACAACATCTAATACCAATAACTGCATCGTAGTTTCCACCTGCTAACAATGTAGTATCACCTGTTCCAATTGTTCTAACTAATACGTTTCTAAAATCTTGTGCCATATTTTTTTCCTATCTATAATGCCACTGCCATTGCTAATGCAAAGCCAGATGACGCTGCTCCTACTGGGTTACCTGTTGAATCCAGATAAACCGATTTACTTGCAGGCATTGTACAAAATACATCTTTTGTGCCTCCAGAAAAGTTAACTGCTGAATCTGAATTAGAACTAGAAAGAACTTGAGTTCTAGTTAAGTTAGCGCTTGATCCATCTAATGTACCACGTCCTACCTCAAACTCACTTGTACCTTGATTAAAGATACAATAGTAAGTTGTATTACTATTTCCTATTCCTTGTGCAAAAGTTTCAAAACCAGTTACTGCTGCTCCAAGTGCCATTGCACCTGTACCAGTAGTTGTGCTTGTAACTTTTACTCTATCATTTATTACTAACGCCATAAATTTTTTCCTTAACTCATACTTATAATTGCATTTGCCGGTGTACTAGGATCAGGGAAAGCAATTGTAAACGTACCATTAGTAGCCGTTTTACTTCCGCCAAAATCTAATACAACACATAATTTATCTGATTTGTCATCATTATAAATAGCTGCTCCTGCTGCACTAAATGTAGCACTAGCTATTGATGAATCAGCAAAGTCAACAGATGCTACTGCAGTACCTGAAGCAACCGCTTGTGAACCTAAAACTTTTCCACCTGTTGTATAACCAGAACCACCTCCAGAACTTACTTCATTTGCAGTAAGATAAGTTGTGCTTGATGTGCTATATGAAGATATACTTGTGTACAATGCTATTTTAAATGAATCTCCGCCACTTGCAAAATTATGTGTTCCCGTAAAGAGTTCTCCTCTAAATGCGAACGGTATTATATTTGCCATATTATTTTCTCCTTATTTATTTATTACTTGATGGATTTTTGGATTCTAAAACGGTACGAATAACTCCATCCTGATATTCGTCTCGGCGTCTTCGACCTTGTTGTTCGATCGCATACGATAGTAAAGCTTTTTCATAAGCTTGTGAATAGTATTGTAACATATCTGCGGGACCTTTCAAGTACCCATATGCATTTACAAGAGATCCATATAAAATAAGATCTTGATATTTATTTGATAAAAAGGTTCCAGTTCCACTAACCGAAGCATCTGTTAAACTAACTGGCTCCTTATTATAGGCTAAAGTGATACTATATGTTTTATCAGGAGTAGGCGCTACTACCCAAAATTCTTCATCCCAATTAGCATAATATTTAGGTATATCAACAGAACTTGTTCCTGGATCTGCATAATATTCGGCCATAAAACTTGTATCTCTTTGCTCTAAATAAAATTGATTTCCCGCTGAATCTGTAAGTTGAGCATATCTAATTAATCTTAAATCTGCAGGTATCGTTACATATCGATTACCTATAATTAAGCTTGATGTTGCGTAATGTCTGTCTTGATCTGAATCGACTTCTCTATAAATTTTATTTTCTGCGTTTTGAATAAGTCTATTTACAACAGAATCTGTAAAAACATTACTTCCTACTTCTGTGTAACCTCTAATATCTGTTTGTAAATCTGTTAAAGTGTATGCCATTATCCGTTTACTACCTCAAGTGTTACTGGTCCTGCTGAACAATTATCTCCTCCACCTTGTATATTACCTGACGTTGCATTACTAGTGCTTGTTATATAAAAATAATTTATAGGAGTTGTTAGTGAATCTGTTGTCGTAGCTCCTGTAACATTTCCTGTTGAATCAATTTGACCTAATGCAATAGTAAAACCATTTGCATTATTTAAATCACTTACATTATCAAAAGTAGGTATATTTATAAAAGATTGTAAATTTCTTTGATCAGCTTCATCTGCACCTCCTGCACCTGCAGTTGTTACAATAGGTGGTCCTCTAAATCTTACAATGTCACCAGCTTTTCTTTGATGATCTTCTGAATAAACATTTACATAAGTTGTGCCACCATAAATAATAGTTGTAAATGGATTGGGATCTAACAAAATTAAACTAGCAACTGATGCAGGTTTTGGTCTTGGATTATATAAAGCTATTGAATCTGATCCAACAGGTTTTGGTTCAAGTTGTGGTTGCTTTGCTTCATACTCTGAAGTGTGAACTAAAGATCCATTCCATTCTCTAACCATTTCTGTATAGGGAAATGCCATACCTGATCTATCTGATATTGCTAATGATCTTTTACCCGATGCATACTTACCCATTATACTCCATCTCCATAAAATGTTTGTGGTGAAATGAAACTAGATGTACCTTGATTATCTGCATCAAGTGCTCTTAACATTTCACTTTCATAAATTCTCTCTAACTCTTGTGTTCTTTCAGGTGAAACTTTCATACTTAAATAGTATGCAAGTCCTGACATCATACAAGGATAAAATCTATTTACTACATCTGCTGTATGAGAATAACCACCAACATCTTGTATCTTTGCTAAATAATAAAAACAAAATTGAAAACTACTTGGTGTAGTAGTGCTTGATACACTTGAACTTGGTGTTGTATATAAAAAAATACTTGGGTTTAATTTTCTCTCCACATAATATTGTGAAGGAGTACCTTTAGTTAATTTGTTTGGTGTTTGTGAATATGTAGATCTATCTATTTTTGTAAGTGCAACATCTACTGGTGCTGTTGTTGTTGAATTGTTTCTATAATAACCTTCTAAAACATCACTTATATCATTTGGAAAATTAGTTGAATCAGATGCATAACTATATTCAGCTTGACCTTCTATTAATGGTACTTTTGCTAATTTTACTTTCCATAAATGTACACCTCTATTTCCCCATTCTTGAAAAAGAATATTTAATGATCGTCTTGCAGATCTTAATTGATAACCTGTTCTTGTTCCTAATACTCCTGTTCTTTCATAAGCTTCCTCAATGATATCATCCATTTGAGGATCAAATTCAGTAGTGCCTGATGTAGGTGCAATTGTTTGAGCAGAATTACCCATACCAGCATGAGCTGTACAATAATAAAATAATACTGGAGCGCCGGTAGTTTTAACTGGTGCAACATTAATTGTTGTAGAAGCGCCAGCATTTCCTGGAGTTCCTACTGTAGTTACACCTGTAGTATAAGTTGCTGTGGGTGAATTATTTGGATTTGTAGAAAATGCAAGAATGTGAGTTGCATTAGAAGCATCCGATTGATCAAAAATGTAAGTATTACCTTCTTGTAAATAAAGTACAGGAGCTAACTCTCCGTTAATATAAAATCTATTACCGGTACCATATTGAGTAGTCCCCGTCGCTACGGTGACTGTGTAAGTAATTGTAGCCACAAGTTGCTCCTATTAGCCGCCAGTTATTGTTAATGTAACACTTCCACCTGAACCTGCTAAATTGTAAACAATTCCTTTATCAAAAAGAATTCCAGAACCTGGTACATAAACTTCTAGTCCTTCTGTTCCAAAATTATAAGTTGCTACTAAATTACCTGCTGCAGCTGCTCCTGAAGTTGCTACATTATATAAAAGTAAAGTAGAACTTGCTATTCCTTTTCCTTGAATAGAAGTAACTCTAGCTCTACCTGCTCTTGATAAAGTATCAGCACCTATTGTTGCCAAGTTAAGGGTTGTTTGATCACTTGAGTATGATGACATATTTTCTCCTTTTAAATTTTATGTGGGCCGAAGCCCACATTTAATTAATTACTACTAGTTCGCTGTTGCGTCTTGTAAATTATTCGCTTGAGTATACGTAAAAGTAACAGTTACTTGACCTGTAGTTGCAGTAGTTCC